ATACTGCTTGGCTCAAGACTTATTATCCTTTGGAATTTATGTTCTCGATTCTTAAAAACGAAAATGACAAAGATGCGAGAACGGAATATTTAATTGAAGCAAAGCGACTAAAGCTTAGCATTAAACTTCCGCACATTAATGAATCAGATGTATTCTTTTCTTTAAAAGAAGACTCGATTCGATTTGGTCTGGGAGAAGTAAAGTTTATTTCAGATAGCATTGCTAACAAGATCATTGATCAGAGACCTTTTAATTCTTATTCAGAGTTTATTGATAAAGCTTCTAAGAAAGGTAGCGGAATTAATAGCCGTGCTATCTCTGCTTTAAATGCAATCGGAGGAGCGGCATTCCCAGATAACCCTAGAAGCGGAAACGAAAAGGATAGTTACTACGAGTATCTAGGCATACCTACATTCAATCTAGAGGGAATTCCACCACGTATTAAGTCACAAGCAAGACCGATTGAAGAGTTTGAGGACTTAGGTTCATTTGTTATGTTTGGTATGGTTAAATCAATCAAGCGTGGTAATGGATGGGCACGTATTGAGTTGGTAGATGAAACAGGATCAATTGGCCTATTCCATACAGAGCAAACTCAAATCGAGACTGGCCAAATGTATTTTATTCTTGTAGGAGATAATAGAATTGCACGTTATGTAAAGGTTAGCGAGATTGACCCAACAGGGTCCAACTCATTTGTAGACTATCTATATAAGAAGCAGTATGACATTGACGAAGACGAGTATATTGTAGTAGACTTTACTCCATACGTAACAAAGGCTGGCAAGACAATGAGCCATATAATTCTTTCAAATGCACAAAAAGAATTAACTAGAGTAATTGCTTTCCCCACAATGTATAAGATGTCTCTTGCTAAGATGCGAGAAGGCATGAAGTGTAATGTTGTTCTATCGACTTTGGATGATGGAACCTTAATGGTAAAGGAAATAAAATGACAGAAGATGTTGATGGTTTAATTACTTCAATTAGTATGAATCAAGTTCTAGTTGCACTACTTGAAGAACACGGAAAGCTAACGGTTCCGACCCTTAGATTCTTGGATGTCAATGTAAGTAATAAGGATTTAGTTATAGATTATGACGAGGAAGGCCCGTCATTTACTTTCAGTTTAAGGGAGAAAAATGGAGTCGAATCAGATTCTGACTGAGTATGGTCTAGACGCTTTGTCTGCCATTCTTCATGAGACCGCAAGAGAAAAAGGATTTTGGGATGGAGAATATAACCACGACAAGATCGGGAATAAGTTAGCTCTAGTACATTCAGAAGTAACTGAAGTGTTGGAAGCTATTAGAAAGTCAAAAGGAAGCGAAAGCATTGTAGAAGAAATGGTCGATGTAATAATTAGACTACTTGATATTTATGCTGCAATGAGAAATGAAGAACAGGTATTACATAGCCTAGATGAAATTCTAGAAAAGAAAATGAATATAAATAAGGAACGCCAAAGGCTTCACGGAAATTTATTTTAATGCTATACTATAGGAAAGAAAGAGTTTAAATGACAATAGAAATAGACAGCATTTTAGCTAAGCTAGATCCAAAAACAAGAGCACGAGTTCAGTCTGCACAGGATGTCCAAGTTGAAAAGCAACTTACTCCCAGTATTGGATTAAACTTTGCGTTGCGTGGAGGGCTAGGCTACGGCAGGCAAGTACTCGTATGGGGTAACAAGTCTGCTGGTAAATCTTCTTTCTGCCTACAGATGATTGCTCTTGCACAAAAAGAAGGCAAGACATGCGCTTGGATTGATGCAGAAGCTTCCTACGACCAGTCTTGGGCAGAGCAACTTGGAGTATATTCCTCTTCCCTTATTTACTCACCAGCAAAAACTGTTAATGATATGGTTGATGTTGCTACCAAGTTAATGGACGCAGGAGTTGATATGATTGTAGTAGATTCAATCTCAGCCCTGCTTCCTGCTATCTATTTTGAAAAAGACGGAAACGAAATGAAGGATTTGCAAGATACAAAGCAAATCGGCGCTGAAGCAAAGGATATGACGCACGCAGTCAAGATGTTAAACTATGCAAACAAAAACACACTACTTGTTCTCATCTCACAACAACGAAATCAATTTGGATCTATGCATGCTAGTCACATCCCCACAGGTGGCATGGCAGTCAAGTTCTTCTCTTCCACAGTCATTAAACTCTGGTCGTCTGAAGCTGAGGCGAATGCTATTAAAGCTGGGATTAAAGTTGGCGACAAGATCATTGAACAAAGAGTTGGACGACCAGTTAACTGGATTATTGATTACAACAAACTCGGCCCCCCAAATCTATCGGGACAATACGACTTCTACTATCAAGGGAACGTTCTTGGTGTAGACAGCGTTGGAGAAACTTTAGATGTTGCAGAAATGTGTGGCATAGTAGAAAAAGGTGGAGCATGGTATACAGTAAATGGAGAACGTTTTCAAGGACGTGCAAAGGCTGTAGCGTATTTAAAGGAAAATCCAGATGTTGTAGACAAATTAATAGGCGAGATAAATGCCAAACATTAATGAGTTTCTTAATCAACCAGAGCGTATCTTTTCTCCAGAGCTTGAGAAAATAGGCGGAACAAAGCCTTGCAACAAGTGTGAAAAAGATTCTACAGAATATTTTTGGGATGCATCTACTTTGACCATATCGTGGGAATGCCCAGATGGACATAAGAATTCTTATGTGGTCGGATAATGTCAGAAAGATCAGAAGTAAAACGTGACGGGGCTAAGGCTCAGAAGAATAGCGGAAGAGGAGATTATCAAAAGGGTGATGCTCAATGGAAGCAATTCCTTGTAGATTATAAAGAGGCTGGAACATCCTTTACTTTAAACAAAGATAACTGGGCAAAGATATGCACAGATACTTTTAAGGTAAATAGAGATATGTATCCAGCATTAAAGATTATTATAGGAGCAGAGTCTAAAGTTAGACTAGGCATTATCGAGTGGTCAATTCTTGAAGAGTTGATTCAGTTTTGGGAGGACAATCATGAGTGATAAGAATACGCTAGAACTTATTAGCGACATAACAGAGTTTAATGACCTTCATGAGTTTATGAAGGATGAACACCTAGACAAAGCATTAGCCATTGTTGTAAAGCTTCTTATGAACCCTGATGTTCCTTCGGCAAAGGCTCCTATGCTTATTATGGAACTGCAGGCAATGTCAACTAAGTTTGCAGTAATGTCTTCTATCTATTCGACTATTGCTAAAGATAAAGCGGGTACAGTAAACAACAATAAAAAGAATGTATATTATTCAGTAAAGGAGTCCATAGACAAACTTGTAGATGCACTTAAGTATGTCGTTAGGTATAACTCATAAATGGCTAGAGAAATTGTAAAGAACCTTAAGTTTAAAAAACACACAGGAAAGTTCTTTGATCCTGAATTGTTTGCTCAGTTACTTGATGAGTCATATCGTAATACTAAACGAGCAGACGGAGAGATGACTAAGAAGTCATTTAGTCCAAGTTCATTAGGTTACGGTCATGGTAAGTGTCCTAGATACTGGTACATGGCATTTTCTGGCGCAGTCTTTATTGATGATAACGATGCCGTAGCCGTTGCTAATATGGCACAGGGAACTCAGGCGCATGAGAGACTACAGAAGCTTATTTCCACTATGCCAGAGTGGAGGGCGGAAGAAGAAGAAATTATTAATGAGTACCCGCCAATCAGAGGCTTCATAGACCTTATTATGGAGTATGATGGCGAGACAGTAATTGGTGAAATTAAAACGGCTAAGCAAGAGGTTTGGGATACTAGACAGTCAGAGATGAAGCCTACAGATAACCATATGCTACAGCTATTAACCTATATGAAATTAAAGAATGCCAAGGAAGGCTTCTTCCTATATGAGAATAAGAATACCCAAGAAGTTCTGGTTATTCCGATTTCTATGAATGAAAAGAACACAAAGATTATTGAAGATACATTTGCATGGATGTGCGAAGTTTGGGATAACTTTAAAAATGGAGATCTTCCCAAGAGACCAGAGGGTGCAACTAAATCAAAGATGCCTTGTACTTACTGCCCAGTTAAGAAAGAGTGTTATGCAAAGGGTGGTCCAGTAGGCACTGTTGATATTGATTTGTTTTCGGTATTTAATAAATGATCTGTGCTAATTCTGAATGCAAGAAAGACTTTGAGCCAAAGACTCATAATCAAAAATACTGTACTGATGAGTGTTGCCGTGTTGCAACTAACAGAAGAATCATGGAAAAGTATTATGAGAAGAAGGCAATTAGAAATGGTGCAGCAAGACCTTGTTCAAGGTGTAAGGCACAGCTTAGTAGATATAATAATACTGATCTATGCTCAACATGCGAGAAGACTGTCAATGCGGATACAAAGAATAAACTATTTAGGATGATCAATGACGTTAGCTAGTTTAAAGAAGACACAGGCAAGCAGAGTTCTTGGGATAGATGCATCCACTAACTCTATTGCTTTTTGCTTGATGGAGAACGATGTCCCATTAAAGTGGGGAAAGATTAACTTGTCAGGCGAGGACATATATGATAAGATTCATAATGCAAAGGTCAAGATGTCTTTAATGCTAGATGAACTTAAGTCAGATTATATTGTTGTTGAAGGTGCAGTATTTGTAAAGTCTGCAGATGCTGTAATTAAACTATCATATGTTTATGGAGTTGTTATTGCAGAACTAATGTCTACAGGTGCGAAGGTTATAACTATATCCCCTTCCTCTTGGCAGGCTTACATAGGCAACAAGAACCCCACTAAAGAAGAGAAGGCAGCTATTAGATTTAAGAATCCAGGATACGCAGACTCCTGGTATCAAAATCAATTACGCAATATGCGTAAGCAAAGAACGGTTGACTACTTTAATAAGAAGTATAACTTATCATTAACAGATTTTGATGTTGCAGATTCATTCGGGATCGCACATTATTCTAATAGTATATTGACGGAACGATGAAGCTATATCAAAGTAAAGAGTGGCTGCATAGAAGATATGTGGTTCAAAAGAAAACGGTAACAGAAATTGCCGAAGAGTGTCAAGTCTCTGCTATGACCATACAGAGATACCTAGAACAGTTTAAATTGATTAGGAGAAGGTAATGCTAAAGGCGGTATTTGAGGATGTCAACAATTTTAATTGTAGTGATTTATATTTAAGATCAGTAGGTGCACCTGCAGGCAATAAGATCTGGGGAGCATGCCACGAAATTGCACACATGTTAATTGAAAAGAATATCTCGTATGGCAACTCTGCTTTAGAGCCAGCAAGGATATTTTCAACGGCGGACTCAACAGAGCAATTAAAAGTTCGTATTGATGATAAATTAAATAGAGTAAAGAATAACCAAGGATATGCTGGAGACAATGATATTGATGATTTAATTGGGTATTTAGTCCTATATAAGATTGCTAAGGCTAATTCCAATTGACATTTTAGTCGACTGAAAGTATACTGTATTAATGAGTGAAATAGAATTGTCAGAACGTTTTGACAGAATGAATAGGGTAGTTGAAGAACTTCTAAAAGGAAGCACACCCACACAAATCGCCACCATCACAGGAATACAGCGCAAAGAGGTCATAGAGCTAATTGATGACTGGAAAGACGTTGTACATAATGATAACAACATAAGAGATCGTGCCAGAGAGGCCATCTCAGGGGCGGATCAACACTATGCCATGCTTATCAAAGAGGCGTGGAAGACAGTAGAAGATGCAGATCAGTCTGGGCAGCTTGGGATAAAGTCTGGAGCATTAAAGCTTATTGCAGATATAGAGACTAAAAGAATTGCAATGCTTCAATCAATTGGCGTACTTGAGAACAATGAGATTGCTTCACAGATTGCAGAGACAGAACGTAAGCAAGACCTTCTTGTTAGAATTTTAAAAGAGACTACATCAACATGCCCTAAGTGTAAGATGGAAGTTGCAAAGAGATTGTCCCAGATAACTGGAATAATTGAGTCAGTCCCAGTAGAGGAAGCCGATGTCGTTTGATTTTGCCGACCTCATCGATATGCTTGACGGAGAGGAGTTCGATGAAAAACCAGTCGATCTTAAAACGTTTGTTAGAAGTCCAGAATACCTTGGGCTTCCAGAACTTTCCGATTATCAATACACGCTTATCGAAAAAAGTTCGCAAATCTACAAAGACTCAACCCTTATCAAACTATTTGGAGAAGAAGAAGGAAGAATAAGATTTAAGCAAACTGCTAATGAAGTAGTTGCTCAGCTTGGCAAAGGTTCAGGAAAAGATTACTGCTCAACAATTGCAGTTGCTTATATAGTATATTTACTATTGTGCTTAAAAGATCCTGCTACATATTACGGAAAGCCTCCAGGTGACAGCATTGATATCATTAACATTGCTATCAACTCACAGCAAGCAAGCAACGTATTCTTTAAAGGATTTAAAACAAGAATTGAAAAGTCCCCTTGGTTTGCTGGCAAGTATACCGATAAGGCTTCAGAAATTAAGTTTGATAAAGCAATAACAGTACACTCTGGTCACTCTGAGCGTGAAGCTTGGGAAGGCTACAACGTTATTGTTGTTATCCTTGACGAGATCTCTGGCTTTGCAATTGAAAATACAACAGGACATGACCAAGCAAAAACAGGTGCAGCCATCTACGATATGTATCGTGCATCAGTAGACTCTCGTTTCCCAGACTTCGGAAAAGTTATTTTGCTTTCATTCCCTAGA